TCCTGATGTATCGAACTCTGACTTGTCGTAGTTAGCATAACCTTCAAACTGACGGATCTTAAGGCGGAAGTTTGCACCTTCCCAAAGGTCAAACGGATTGACTGGTTTCTCATCTTCAAACGATGGGTTCATAAGATCATTAAGTTTGTCCCAGATCTTTTTACCAAACTTAAACATGAATACTTTACCTTCGTTATCAGGATTACCTGAGTCCTTGATAATGTATACGTTAGCAACGTAGTGAAGACGACGCTTCTGCTTTCTTGCTTGCTCTTTGTCAGATTCGAGTCCAGTGTTCCAAAGTTTAGAATTGTACTCAGAAACTGGATCGTCTTTATTAAGAGTAGTCAATGAATTTTCGATGTACCAACCGCCAGGTCCTTGGAACCCGTGATCCCAGATACGCACGAACGGCATATCTTCGCCCTTTGGTGTATCTAGAAAACGAATGATTGCGAAACCATTACCAGCAGTATCACGAGTAGGTTTCCAGTATTTACCTTCATTCGGATCTGCGTATGATTTGGAACCGATCTTTGTTAGCTGATCGTTAAGCTTGTCTAGGGATTTCGAACGGTTCTTCTTGAGTGCTTCAAAATCTACGGCCATGTGTAGTCTCCTTAATTAATATTGCAATGTATTACAGTGTATCGAAATGTATGATCATGTATTGTCATCATCACGATATTATTTATCCTCAAAAAAGTGTATTCTTACGATCTCTGAGAATTTTTTTTGATCTATCTCAAGAAACGGATAATATTTCTTTGATAGTCGAATTATGTCCTTTGCTACTATTCTATCAGATATCTCCTTTTCCCAATAGTCATGTACCTTTGCTACGTGAGTAACGATAGTAAATGTTTCTAGCGAAATCTTTTTCTGCAGGTATAGAGTTAGTGTAAGAGGATGTTGTCCACTTGAAACTAAAAAGTTTGATGGATAATCGTCATTGAATTTTTTAAGATCTTCTTTAAACGTATATGTAAGCGAATCAATTCTTGATTCCCAGGCTGCGAATATACTTTCACCAGTCTCTTCAATTACATCCCTGATCCAAACGCTTTGATTCTTAACTACGTTGGACAATAGGATCTTATCCCAATTTGGTTTCTTTGAAAGCTTATGAAAAAAGAAAGCATCGTTGCGTGTAGTAAATTTATCAAAGGATGCTTTGACTTTTCCATTGTACTTATGATAATCGTAGTTATCAGTAGTAAAGTGTTTCTTTAAAGCTAGATAGTCCACATATACTTTAAATGAAGCTTCATTCGCATAATTTATTGACATTATTATCTTTTTTCACCAGTTTCATGCCAACTGCTTCGGACCGTATCTTCTCTTTCATAATAGTAGATTTCTTAACGATCTCAGCAACTGTTTCTATCTCTACGTTTTTTAGTTTAGCATACTCAACAAGTGCATCTATATAAGATACACCAGTAGAAAGCATTTTAGAAATTTCGTGATGTAATTTCTCTGGAGTTTGGGTAGTTATCATCCTTTTAATACCTTAATTCCATCTAGCCAAGTTAACGCTGCATTTTCTACATATAGAACAGATGAATGCGAGAATGGTACTGTTTTTATTTTTCCACTAGGTGAGTAGTAATCAACAACAAAATTGTTCTCATCTTGTTTATGTATTTCTGCGCGATACGATCCGTGATCGCTTTCTTTAAATAGAGTCTTTAGTAGCATGATGTATCCTTTCAATTCTTTACTAGAAAACCTATCCTAGGTAGTTCTAGGAAACCGTCGCCATCATCGTAGCTAGAAATATAACTATATCCCATATCTACATGTTTGTCAACTACTTTTTCTTGTCCTTCCCACACCGGTATCAGTTCATTATAGTCAGGGTCTGGTGAAGTTCGAAGATGTACCTCTATAGGCTTATCTTCAATGTACTCAACGTTTATCACTTCTAAATCAGACAATTCATGGAAGAGAATACTTAATGGTGGATAATGATCTGCCTTTGTCCACTTATAGAATTTTGATAGATCTTTGTCATCCTTAATTCCTTCCCAACACGAAACTGGTACCCAAGACCATTCATTCCAGCGATATGTTACTGAGTACTGTCTTCCTTCAAACCATTCGCACCAGAAGTAACCTGGTCGAACTTGCCTGTAATCTCCTGCGTCTATCCATATCTTTTTTGCACCAATACCCATACCAGATAGATTGACTATAGGTCTGACCACAAACCAGCCAGACGCATCTGGCGCCAATCCAGCGGGCCCGCAGTGATACTTCAACTGCTCAGACAACCAAAGTTTGTTATACCAGTGAGTTAGGTATGGGTATTCTCGATATGCTTCTACGTCGTTCATGAAATTTCTTCAAAAAGAACTCTATTTACGTATCTATCTTTATCCTCTTCAGATATTCCCATGGATATAATGGATCTATGTAGATGCGGGTTTAATTTTTGTTGCTTACAGTAAAAGTTGTGTTTAGCCTTATAATCGCCAACTTCGTTATTTATGATATTTGAATTTTCAACATAGTATTGAACTAATTTAAAACAAACGTTACATAGCTGTTCTATTTCTTCTTCAGTTCTTATATTACCAGCTGCTATCATATCTTTAGAAAATATCTGTTGTGCCCAACCTGGAAGTTCTCTTGGTTTGTTCCAAGATAAGTCTTTCACTATAGAATAAAAATAATCCATATATGGGTGTTTGTCAACAGGAGAATAGTCAAAGAATGAACCAGTTATTTTATTTGGTCCTGCAACTATATCAAATCCTAGTATTGGCAGGTTAATATTTGTATGTGGATATATATTAATATGCATTAACCAAAGCTTTTGCGTATCTCTATTATCAATAGTTTTTAAATGGCACTTTCTTATTTCTGTAGATTGCCAATATTGATCTTTCCAACCTTTGAAATCAATCTTTTCTGGTATTGGATACTGATTTAAGTTATCGTTAAATAATGTTTCTATCTTATTAGATAGAAGTATCAGATCGTTCCATATCTCCAAAGCTACTCTCCAATTCTTCCATAAAATCTGTTACCATATCAAAACAGACTTTAGCTTCATTAGCTAGGCCATCGTGAAGCTTTGCTCTAACTCTTTCTTTTAGACTATCTATATCATCAAACTTGTAGTGTTCACCATTACCAGGAACATACTTTTTAATAATTTGACCACCGGATAGATCTCCCATGTGTCTTACATAGATATGAGCAAGAAGTTTATTGGGTTCTTTTGATATCTTATGGATGTATTCCATATAATCAGACGTACTCTTTAAATGATTTGGTATTTCAAAACCATGTTCTCTTTCTAATTCCTGAAGATCTTTACACATAGGAGTAACTCTTTGTATCTCGCGAATACCGTCTAATACGTGCGCATTGAGAGCAGCAGTCTCTAATGTTGTGTACATAAGAAACTGATTTGATAGATATACATAATATTGATATGGAGTTAGTTCTTGTTTTAACATTCTACGAATGAAAGAAGTTCTTTCAGCCTTCTTATGATGTTCCCAAGTAAGATCTTTTAAAGTATTCATGGTTTACATATATTAGTAGGTTTGATAATACCGTCAATGATAATTTTAGTAAATTCCTCGTTATTCTTAGTCATTATCTTACATAGTTCGGTCTGTTTATCAACAAAAGAATTTAAACCGTTTTTGATTCTTTCATCGGTAACTGTAGCAGCGACAAATTGTTTTTTTGACGATTGAATAAAATCTATCATGAAATTTGCACTTTGCATGGTATTCTCCTTAAAATAAAAGGGGATAATACTATCCCCTTCTATTTATATGTAATTATTCTAAATTAGATACCATTTCTTGAGTTGCAGCAAGTTCTGGATCTGGTACTAGGCCATATACTGAAAGAGCACCACCTTCACCAGCCATATCGTCTGATACAAAGAACGCAATATACTCTTTAAGACCAGGAATGATACCAAGATGCGAGTTCTTAACATAGAAGAATAATGGGCGACTTACTGGATACTCACCACTTGCAATTGTTTCAACAGTTGGAAATACTCCATTGAGCGTTGCTACTTCTAACTTATCAGTGTTGTTCTGATAGAATGAAAGACCAAACACGCCAAGTCCAACTGGATTTGTAGCAAGTCTGGAAAGTGTCTCTGTATAGTCTCCATCGATGTCAACTGCTACTCCATCGGTACGAACCTTAATACACATTTCTTTTTCTTCATCTGTTAGTTTTTCAACTGCTAGAGATGCTTTACAACCTTCTTCCATAACCTTTACATCAAACACTTCACGAGTACCATGCTTTGTGCCAGGAATGAATACTACGATTTCGTTAGCTGGTAGCGATGCGTCTACGTCGCTCCATAGTTTAGCAGTACTATCAGTATTCAGCGCAGTCCAAAGTTGTAGAGGAGTAAGATCTGGCATACCTAGTTTGCCAATGTTTGATGCAAACACGATTCCATCATAACCAATACGAACTTCAGTAACAGTACCTACTGTAGCTTCGCATTTGGTCCATTCTTCTTCTTTCATTTTTGAAGAACTATTTGCTATGTCTGGTGTATTTTCTCCAAGACCATCACAAAGCTTTTTACGGCCAGCACCTGATCCACCACCTTCAATTACAGGAGTAGGAAATTCAAAATTTTCGCCAAACGCTTCTGCTACAATGATAGCATATGGCAGAACTGTTGATGAACCTGTTACTTGTACATTATCTCTTGCAAGAGCAACTGATGCTGATGCTGCTAATATAATCGCTGCTAGTGTTATTTTCATGTATTTCTCCTCACAATTTAAACTACGGCATGTAGTCTAATCAATATTAATTTATAACATGATTGTAACAAACGCGTTACGGATATATTATTGTTTTGTAAAAAGACCGATTTCTCGGTCTTTTATTTCATTTATTTGAAGTACTACTAGAAACAAAGTTATAAAGTGTACTAGATCTCGTGATTACATCTTCTGGTGTATATCTATTAGGAGAATTAGCATCAATGAAACTAACTATTTCAGTTTCATTACGCTTCGCAGCTTTAAGAGCTTCTAATTTTTGAAGATACTTTTGCTCTTTTGCTGCCTGCTCACTTTCAAGCATCTCTTGAGCCATCTTCATAATATCAAGCCTAACTTCAAAAGGGTTCTTACTTGTCATCCTTAGTTACCGCCATAGTTCGCTCAGCAGCAGTAAAACCTGCTGATGCATAAGCGATACTTGTATCAGTACCAGATGCATATGCAGTTTTCATTCTTGATGTCATTGCTGATGCTGCAAGAATTGTATTTGAAGTTGAATCTGCTGAATATTGCATTGTATTATTAACATTAAAACCAATATTAGATCCAGCTGCAAAAGCATCGATATTTGCCCCGAGGAACATAAAGCCCCAGTTTTTGCCTTCAGCTTTCTCTACCATTTGTTTAATTGCTACATCATTAAAAGTACTAGACGCGTTTTCATGACCGTCAGTCAAAATTGTAATGATGATAGAATCACGATCTTCCTTTTTATGTGCTTTGAGTTGAGTGTTAACTTGAATCATAACACCACCAATTGCATCATGTAGATTTGTCATTCCATTTGGATCGTATGTTTTTTTGCTTAGTTCTTCTACTTGATTTACGTTAATGCGATTAAAAACACAATTTACATTAACGCCATCGAATTTATATAGAGAAACAAAAGTTGTAATATTATTTGCTTCTGCATCTTTCTTCTGCATCTTTAGATATTCGTTATAACCAGAAATAGTAGCTTCTCTGGATGCTTGCATAGATGCAGAATCATCAAGAACGAATACAATGTGTGAAGTTTTAGTTCCAGCACGTTTTGGTTTAAACGCAGCAGCTAGATTACCAGGCCGAACTGTAGGCATTGCAGTTGCTATTGGAATTTGATATGGATTGACTGCGCTTGATGTTTGATGAACATATCCACCAGCATATTGTTGATTATGAGCCGGATGAATACCTGAACCAGTTGGGCCAACAATAGATGGATTATAAATTGAAGTTGGTATTTTAGTTGTTTTAATATATGTCATGTTGTAACCTTTTTAAATGTGATGTGTGTGAATGTAACTTTTCTGTTCCAAGGTAAGTTACCAACCCGTGTAGATTATGCCGCTAGGGCGTAAGCTACAGGAGCAAAGTTATCGTTTGCATTTCTTGTTTTCTTGCGTTAACCGAGCTTGCGCCGGGTAGCTCCATCCTGCCTAGTTCGTTTGTCGATCCTATTTCGGTCCCAGCAAAAACATATTGTTAACGAGTATCTACCTTGCAAGTCTGTTCACAGTCTATAACTGCACCGCTATCTCTACACCACGCTTAGTGGACAATATGTTTATGGTGGAACCGTCGGGTACCGCCCCCAAGTCCAAACCGTGTTCAGTGAATATCATCACTACAATTTTATTTATAACACATTTACTCGTTAATGTCAATAAGTATTTTATTTAAATTATACTATTGGTATATCACCATGGAGATTAACTACAACTGCTAATCTATCTTTATCTCCGGTGTATGGCGTTACTTCATGCCATACATAAGCAGGCGCAACAATCAATCTGTTTTTCTTAGTTCCTATTACGAAATCTTCAGGTGGATGAAACCCGTAATTGTTGGGAAAGCTTGGATCTTTTAGAATTAATTGACCACCGTGCTTATCATTGTCAACGTCTGTTAAGTAAAACACTCCGAATGCTATAGCACCTTTATGTGCGTGAAGACGTTTATATTCGCCTTTTTTCATTAAAGGTAATCTGCCCGCGTTAATAGATACCATCTTAGATATCAATTCTCGTGTAAGAGTGTTTTCTTCGTAAGAAGAAGCTAATTCAAAAAAGCCATCAGTAAAAATTTCTTGCAATTTTTTAAGTTCTGGAAATATCGCAAAGTTTTCATCGGTAAAAACTGGATATTCTTGATTAGTTACATCATTTCTAGATAATTTTTCTGCAACTAAACTTTGAAATATGGATTGGACTGCAGCTGAAAGCTCATCTGAAAACTCTCCTAAATCATTGTAATCTTTAATTAACACGTTTACTGGAAAAGCGGTTTTAATCATATTAACGTCCTATAGTTGTAAGTGTTATCGTATGTTGTTCAATGAAATTAAACTTTACAACAGTATTTATACTATATACTTAAAAGAACATCTTTTAGAGTATGCTTCTTCGAAACCTTCTTCGTGTATATTACTTTCGTGCTTACCCCAGATGCGATCAAAGTATCCATCGTATACACTCATTATTTCTTTTTCTTTCCAAGAATCTGGAATGAGGTGTCCCTTTACAATCCAAAAATATCTATTGGCTTCTTTTTGTTCAGCCTTTGTCATATCTTCTCTGTTTTTCTTCTTCCGATTCGTGTCTCGGTTTTTCCGACATATAAGATACCCTATATAAATTTTGATGTATTTATATAAAAATGGTGGCCTAACCAAAGGGCCACCGCGAGTCTTTATAGATGACTAATCTTATATTATCAGAACGAGAAGGTTACGCCAAGATCTGCACGATAATCTTCGTTGAAACGATCTGGATTAACCAAACCGCCAGCAATCGATGCACCACCACCAAGGTCATAAGTTACACCAAGACCGAATGGTTGGCTCTTTGCGGATGCAGTATCGCCAGCTGTTTGAATTTCAACAGCACGCCAGAATGCAGTTACAGTAACCTCATCAAAGGTATAGTCTCCAGATAGACCATACTGTGTAAGATCAAGTGTATCACCTGAACCTTGACCATATTGACCTTTTAGAGTAAAGGCGCCGTATGTTGCAGAACCGCCAAGGATCCAGCTATCAACAGTTTGATTGAACTCAGTCTGTTCAGTCGTTACAGTGTTGGTTGCGATACCAGAGATATCAATCGATTCATAACCAATACCAACTGAGTAGTTATCAACTGCGTACTTTGCACCGAGACCGTAGGCTTGGTCGATAACAGTGTTTTCTACATCAACATTGACAGTGTCAAAAGTTGTATCATCTAGACCGATACCACCTGGGTTACCAAGTGACATATAAAGACTTACATCACCAGTTGTATATTCATAAAGCATTGCTGGAAGAGCAAAAGCTGTTAGTTTTTCATCCTGGTTGTCTAGATCGCTGTTACTTTGCTGAAGATAAAATGCCTCGTTTAGATCGCCGAGTCCAGTGTAACCAACACCCGAAAGGTTACCAACTGCAGACTCTGAAGCACCGTCTACATCACCCATTGAGATAGTTCCAAAGGTACCTGACATGAATACAGAACCAGCTTTACCTTTGTTTGCATCAGACGCTTGGTCAGCACGAATTGACGCACCGAATGTTAGACCCATATCAGTTTCTTGAGTAAGTGTAAAATTAACTCGTGCACGTGACTGGAAGCGAATGCCTGCTTCACTAACACGTACGAATGTACCCGTTGCTGGATCAAACACTACATCAGAGTTATCACCGCCAGCTTTACCATCTACGCCAGTGTCGTAAACAGCACCCATGTAACCAGATCCACTGATTACAACTTCAGCAGCAGCCGCACTTGCAAAAGCAATGTAAGCAACAGTACTAATAAGAATTTTCTTCATTTATTTCTCCATTTTTTGTTTTGTTCTCTTGTAACTCCAAAGATATGTTGATCTTTGTAGTATCCGTTTTCAGACATGAAGGATTGCGTAAGAGTACCTTCGTGTTTCCATCCGACTCTTTCTGAAACCTTTAGCATAGATCGTAATGGAGTTATCCCATACATCTTATTTATTTTTGTATTATCAAATACAAAATCAGTTAGAAACATACTAGCTTTTAGCGCTGTTATTGAGCTAACTGCCTTTGAAAACATATGAACTCTTACTAACCACTTAGTTTCTGGCACTATATAAAATATAAATCCATCTTTTTCTATTGGTACAGCTCTTCCTTCTTGCATATCAAAAAGCATGCTTTCAAAGATTTGATCTTTAGTTTTTTCTGGCGATTGAAACAACCATGGATCAATCTGTTCGTATATAATATATGATGCTTTCTTTGTTAATACGCTATTTTTAATTGACATTAATGCGCTGGCCAACTTCAAAGAATCGATTAGACCGAATATTATAGTACATACCATTCAATTGATATGTAACTAAGTAGTTATCAAACTTTCTAGTTTCGACATTGACAGTTACTACCGAGCACTGAACTTGCGTAGTATATACAACGCCTACGCGAGGTTGCGCTGCTTGATTTGCACCGACGATGGCGCCTAGTACAGTAGCAATATCATTGCCAGTACCATTTCCAAACTGATTGCCGATTAATCCACCAACGATTGCTCCAGCAAACACGTTTCCTTGGTTATAGCCAGTTTGGCCATACACAGGAACTTGAACTTGTACGCATTGTTCTTGCGCAGTTGGCGTATACACTATAACATATTGTGGTTCTACGCTTACAACTACAGCAGTGCTGTTTTCTGCATAACCGTCAGCACACGCAACTGACGCAATAACACTAAGTACAGTAGAGATTGCTAGTGATTTAAACATTATAATCTTCCTTGGTGTTTTCTGTCTGTATATAATATATATACTATTTTCTAAAGAGTGTCAATACATTATTGTACATCTATAGAAAGTGTTACAATTATGATACAGCATACTTCGGTGTAATTATTGCTGTGAAAGATAGAACCGAATAACTTTCATATCTACATCAGTAAGTACTGGTGCGAACTTGGTTGTACCAATAGATTCAATCTTTCGAGACACTCGCGCAAGAGCATTTGAAATAGTATCATTCTTATGAGTAGCAGCCATAGTAGACATACCTTCACAGATCTTCATTAGTTTTACATTAGACATTATAATTCCTTTATTCAGATATCAATTACAATACAGTATTGTGCGCGTAGTGATCTGCACCAAAGGAAGCAGCAAACGCGTTTGGTTTTAGTTTTATCTGATTCTCGTGAAGACCAGTAACACCAAGGACATAGCCAGCTGCTTGCGTAGCTACACAGTTGGATCCAAATTTTGGATCTGTATTCACGTCCATATGAATTTCTACATCAAACTCGTCAATAAAAGGTGCAAGCTGTGCGTATAGTTCGCATGACTTTATCACTTCATTCATGAGTCGTAGTGATGGTCGATTCTTTTTAAGATCGTAATCCTGTTCAATTGATCTATGTTTAAATACGCGGCAGCCATTCTTGCCATTCATGTGAACTACACATACAGATGCGTATTTAGCAAACCAACGACCGTTTGATTTAAATCGAACAGAGTCAGTTCCAATATAGACTTTTGTTGATGATTCTAACGAATAGAGAAGGTCAACTAGTTCTTCTATCTGATTTTGTGTAAACATGATTTTTCTTCCTTAAGTCATACAACGGCGATTGTTTTGCTATACCGGTACAATCACCAAAACCTTAACATAGTATCAGCAACTAGGCAGATACTTCAATTTTATTTATCAGTAAAAAACTCATGAAACACGGTAGGACCTTGAATATCTTTCTGGTATTCAGCAATGACATATTTACCATAATAGACCGCACCGGTATCAAGATTTACTCTATCCAATGCTTTCACTGGCCCATGTTCACGAGGTGTGTGTCCATGTGTCAGATGTAGACCTTGCTTTTCATTCCAATATCTTTCAGAGTCGGGCAGTCTTTTCCAAACGCAGACATCAAGATTTTGATCTTCAGGCGAAAGTCTATCATCATAGAAAGCATGCGCAAATACATTCTTATCTTCAATATGAAAGTATTTAAGGTTGCCCATCCACTCGATAATATCGCTCGGAATTTTTCTATGAATATCTTCATACATAGCAAATTCGTCCTCATCAAAACCAGCGATGTCTTTAGCAGCACTCATAATAAAGAATTTTTCTTTTCGAAAGTATGATTCCAAGAACATCTGCTCATGATTACCCATCAAGCAGACAAACTGCCAGTTCTCTGGTGGATTCATTACAGTTCGAATGACACCAAGGTTATCAGGTCCACGATCGATGTAGTCACCTAGAAAGATGATCTTACCGCCATCAGGATTTTCTTTATAGACAAAGTTAAGTGCATCCTTTAGGACACCACTACACCCATGAATATCAGGAAAACAATAATATCTATTCAGAGTCACTTTTTCTTTCCTTGATCATATTCAACTGCCATTGCTTCAATTCTTCGTAAGTTTTAGCTTTACATGAATTCCAAGTTTGACATTGTTCTCCAAGCCAACCGTAAACTATACAAGTACACTTTTCTCTTGAACATGTACCATAGTGTGTTTTTAAATATTTACTTAAATCTGTTGTTTGCATTTAATACTTCAATAAATTGGCGGAGAAGGGGGAGTACGATTCCCATGCCAGTTGTGCTGGCACGATCCGCTTTCCAGGCGGTCCTAGATCCCATCTAGCTCTCTTCTCCTAAGATATTCATCTCAGCACAAAGTTGAAATTGCAGAAAAGAGTCCTTTAATAAAGACTCCAGTCTTGTTTGCTTCTTTATAAAGAACGGCTTTCATATTGCGTTTAGGAAGCTGACTAAAAGGAAGACGAACTTCTACATGACGACCCTTAAGGATTCCATGACAATATGATACATCCCAAGCAGGAAAACCTGGATCGGAAAGAAGGCGCAGTCGAGTGATCTCAAGACCAGGCTCAGTCCAATCAACTTCGTCAACGCCACCTTCTTGGGCATGACGTGAATTATGATATTCGATACCGTTTACGAGGCCGTTGAACTCGCCGACTGCAGGCCGATCCATAGTAGCATAAGACATATTCGTTTCCTTTTACCTATATTATCAATATATATTGATTCTAAGTAAATGTCAATCAATTTGTTTTCATATCACCAATATTCGTACATATTGTTTAATATTTGTCTGCAGTCTTCTTGACAGGCGTAGTCGCCTTGAACTCTTAACAACCATAGAATAGCTTCTATAGCAATGCTCATACACCGGCCTCTCTAACTAAAGAGTAGTATATCTGCTTAGCGCGTAATGATGTAGTATTTCCGTTTGTTAAACGAATCATTTCGCTTATGAAAGTATTTTCATCTATCTTTAGAAACATGTCCGATTGTAGCAATTTAGCAACAGCAAGGTATTCATCTTTAATCGGTCTGTATCTATTCACATCAGTTTCTTTCTGTTATGCTATAAATGACGTTAGCATCCACTGCATTTTTTCATGATATTGAATTTGTGTTTCGAGAGTTGCTACGACGCCACGCTCGTTTATTTCTTCAGCCATATCGCAAGCAGATCTTAACTCGTTTAATAGCAAGAGATTGTCTGCGGCTAATCTAACAAACATGAACTTTGGGCTAGGTACTGCTACTTCATCTGAAATCATAGTAAGTTCTAAAAATCTCTTAAGAGAACCTGGCGCATACGAATCTAGCATGCGAATATGTTCTGCGTATAGATCTACAGATCCATGCACTGCTGTGTAGTAATCACTAAAGAATGCATGATATTCACTAAAGTTAGGACCTGTTACATTCCAATGATAGTTGTGAGCTTTAAGATATAGAGAAAAAGTTGTAGCAAGAATGCTCTTCAACTTTTCAATTAATGCGGATTTGTCCATTTACAATCTCCTGTTATGAGTGATGATATGGACTATTTATATAAACGATTTTACTAGAATTAAGCATATGAATTCATAGCTATATTACACTAAACCATCTGTGTAATTTTTAAATAATACAATCCGGCTGGTTTCTTCATTGCTTCTTGTAACTCATAAAACATTTTAGGAGTCATACACATTAGCTCATATTTTTCTCTATCGTCATCCCACTGTCTAATGAATACAGTATCATCCGTGATTATGACGTGTATATCTTCATATTCACCAGTATCATCCATTACTGTGGTGACTGATTCATCAAAATCGAATTCGTTGGTGAACATACGTTTATCTCCAAAGCATGGCGGGGGCGGGGGAGTACGATTCCCATGCCATTATTAATGGCACGATCCGCTTAGCAGGCGGTCCCAGAGCCCCTCTGGTTCTCACCCCCTTGATTAACTTCAGATATATTTATAAAGTGTTTGAGGCAGGTGCGGTATCTCCAACATGTTTAAAACCACTATAGGTTAGTCAGTGCCCATGCTCCTTTTACAGATGATCAATCTGTTCTAAACCTATGCCTATGATCACTTGGCTTGTTTAGACTTTCCTTACCTCAAATCTCTATTAACCCAATTCACACCAAGCAGTAATCTTGTCTTTTAATTGCTTGGTTGCATTATACTTTTGCTTATCCCATTCCCAATCACCATCTTCACGTTTACCATATTTAACAACCATTGCAAAGACACGCGGCAGGATATATTTTTGGAAATTAGGTTCGTTATCAACCTTGCGTTTCTGTTCAACTGATTTATATGGAATACCAGCAATGTATGCTCGTGCAATGAATGTAGCACGAGTCTCGTTGCGAACATCCCAGCGGCGATGATGATTTATTGAACAATAACTCATAAACGCTTTGTCGTTCCAGCGAGGATACATATCGTTATGTCCCGCTGCACGATACTTATTCAAAGACCACTGATACTGTTTAAACAGTTTGCGTTCTTCAAAGCGGATAATTTTTACTTCTTCTGAAAGATGCTTTGACTTGATTTTTAGTTCTATAGACATTGTATTCTCCTTAACATTGATTTGATTAGTAACATTAGTATTGTTAGTATTCAAAGTATTGTTAAGGTGGTCTTGGAAGTTTAACCTAGAGAGTCATGTTCCTTTTCCTTTCGTTTCAAACATATTCTTATATTTATTCATCAATACCTTATGACGCCATGCAGCAGTTTTTACCATGCGTGCGTCGCAGTCAATTGCTTGTTTTGTGTTTGCAGGCCAATTGCAAATAGTTGACTTTGCTTCCTCTTTTGTCATAATATACATTAATGTTATCCTAGAATTAATGGCGGTTCTAGTGGGACTCGAACCCACATATTGCGTTTTAGAGACGCTCACATAGCCTTCATGTTCTAGAACCGTAGTAACAGTTTGTGTATCTACTTCTTTTGATCGGAGAAATCGAAGAACCGGGTGTATAGCATGCCGTAGCTTCTATACTTTTCATATGTTTTATTTGTTGCTGAACACAAACTTATAAAGTTATTTATACAATCTTTTAGTAAAGATACACCCTCAGCCTCAAAGTGTCGGACTTGAACCGACGCACCCTTTCTTTGATATTCAAAAACACAGAACGTTACTGCGTTTCCTTAGTTGGCCAACTAGCTGATGTAGGTTGCGCCTACAAGTGTATCTATAGTAAAAGATTTTGGTAGGCCCGCACGGACTTGAACCGCGATCGGCTTTCTTATGAGGAAAGTGTCTTCACCAATTAGACGACAGGCCCAGATTTTTAGACTTCAGTAGATTTATTTGTGTAGTCGATCCAAAGTGGAATGAGCTGTGGTAGAATCTCTATAAGAACACACATAAGAACAGTCGTAAGAACCATCGAAGGAACTAACACGATCCTATCGTTTGCTTTAACATAGAGGATAGATACTGCGTACTTAAAAGAAACGTTTTTCATGTTATCTCCTTTTCCTTATATTATCAATATATACTGATTCTGTATAGATGTCAACAAAAATATAGTCAAATACTTTCCTTCAACTGAAATTTTTGTGTTATAAATACGAGTATGTTTGACATAATGTTGACATAAATTTGACACAATTCGTTAACTGTATTTTATTAGCTAAGGAGATTTAAATTGTATAAAGTAGTCTACAAATCTAATGGATCGGAAATAGGACCAGGATATCGAGTGTGTCTTATTAATGAAACCAGCAACAAACTTGAAATATGGACAGGATCAGAGTTTTCAGAGTTAGAACTAAAAGTAATAACTCCACCTGAGCCAGTCGTGATTGGTGAAGAACCGGCACCTGTAGCGCCAACGCCGGTTCCTCCTGCAATGGTAGAACCTACACCTGTAGTACCTACCACAGTTCCTGCTGCGCCAGCTGGAACTGAATATGCGCTTGGACCAAAGACTGGCAAGGTTCATTACATTGAACCGGGCAGTAGTACCAGTTATCGTGGCTTGTTCGGCAAAGTGGCTGCTGGCGATACAATTGTGTTCAAGCGTGGTAAGCATACAACACCAATTGATATGTGGAACCAAAAGAAAGAATCCACTGTTTATGTTGAAGCTGAAGTGCCAGGCGAAACATTCGTAGCTTACGCAGAAATTCGTCAAGGTTGTGGTAACCTCCACATTGAAGGTATCACATTCCTTCGCGACGATACTGTGTCAACGCGTAATGGTGTTCGTGTATATGACCAAGCAGTAAACGTATCGTTTGAAAACTGCGAAGTACTTGGCCGTGCCGATAGCCGCGATTATCTTACTTGGCATACACTTGAGCAATGGCAAGGTCTTGGACGTGGTATCGACAATGGTGCCAAGGGCGGCTTTGTGCGTAACTGTCGCGTAATTGGTAACAGTTCTGGTATCTCTGCTGGTAGTGGGCAGGTTGTAGAAAACTGCGAAGTTCGTGGTTTTGCAGCTGATGCATACCGTGGATTTGGCAATGTAATCTTACGCAACAACTTCTGCTGCCATCCAGTGAACAACAAAAGCGGCAATCATGACGATATGTTCCAGTCGTTTAACCTTGCTGTTGATCCACCAATGTATGATATGACTCTTGAAGGCAACACGTTTATGACTTGGATGCCAGACGAAAAATTTCCTATAGAGCTTCAGTCTCTCTGCCAAGGTATAGGCATGTTTGACGGGTTTTGGAACAGATTAACAATCCGCAACAACTTAATTATGACAGATCATTGGCATGGAATTTCAGTTTATGGAGCTCGTGACAGCGTGATTGAAGACAACGTAGTGCTAAACATTCTTGGCGACAAGATCGTTAACAGCAAACGTCCATGGATGATGGTAACCAGCCACAAGAACGGCACACCAAGCGAACGCGTAACTGTCCGTAACAACAAAGCTCTTAACTACTCAATGAGCGACAAAACAGTTGATCTTGTGTTTGAGAACAACGAAAGATTAACTATAACGCGCAACGCCGAATTAATCAAAGAGTTGAGATCGCGCTGGGATCGTTAATAAATGAATATGAAACGAGGTGGATTGTTCTGCCTCGTTTCATGATAGATTAAACTAGTTTGAATTATATTTTAACAAAATTATGGTGCCCTTGGTCGGACTTGAACCGACAAGCCTTGCGAGCGTCTCATTTTGAGTGAGATGGGTTTGCCAATTTCCCCACAAGGGCATAACTATTTAGTGTTAGTAAGTTCCATCAGCATCAAATTATTTGATCTGGTAGATATTAGGTTACTAATGGCTAACACAAAGTTAACTATTATTATAAATTGTAATATAATTGGCCAGATCTTTCTATTCACGACGCGTCCTTTAACTTAATTCCGCGCTACCCTTACTATCTCCCTAATCGATACAATCTCACACTTAGCGGTAATTTCGTCTATTCTATTCTTTGGGATATCGTAATGATCCTTATGGAACCAACACCTATTGATACCTAACTCTTCTGCCATCCTATGTAGATTTTCAATCGAATATGGAACACATATAAGATGTCTTTTATTATCAGTAAGATAAATCATTATTCCTTGAAGTATACAACATAGAGACGAGTATCAGTTTCTGCAGTGTAACAACCGTCTGCAATCTTAGCATAAGTTGTGCCTGGTGTAAGCTTGTTCATGACTTTGTTATAGATAAGCTTAACAGTCCGATCATTAACTTCGTCATTAGACACAGAGTAACCACGGTTCTTGCCAGACCACTCCTGATGAGTAGAAGCATAACTATGTTTACCTGCGCATCCACAGCAGCAACGATTGCGTTTACCAGAATACACAGAAGAAACATTTTCAAGGTTCATGTTGATATCTCCATTACCGTATATTATTAATATATACTGATTCTAAATGAATGTCAACAACTATTTTAGTCGTGTTCGTATTCCTCTACCTCGATACCATCCTTTGAACAGATGACCTTGACGTGATCGCCAAACATTGCTTTCATGATATCCTCGTCAATACCACTTACGAGCAACTGAACTTCCTTATAGTCTGAATAGAGATCTGGATATTCTGACTGTATCTTCTCAGCATTAGCGAGAGTATTTTGAAGATATTCTAGACTAGCATAATCAGGAGTCCACTTAGTCATCTGCTCTTCAGGACTTAAGCGATCACGATACGACCAAGTTTCTATAGCAAATGGATCTCGCTTATATCGTTCAATGTAATTACTACGATATTCTTTTGCAGCAGCTATAGGATCAGCATTAAACCTTTCCCATACAGCAATACGTTCCTTCAGTTTAGCGATATCATCTTCACTATAAATTTGTGAACCTTCACCATCTTCATCTTCTTCATCATCGTTTGTCAGTTGAACATGTACGTCGTGTACATTAAACTCACAAGATTCACCATCATTAAAGAATGGTGTATACTGTGTCCAAAATATGTTTGTTACAACGCCATCATATTTAGTAAAGAACTCTTTCAAGGTTTCCTTCATAAGGATCTTGGACTTGTCCCTCATCTCTTCATTTAATGCAGCAATCTTTGCTTGAAGATCGCTAAACTCAGTTTTCATTGCTTTCAAAGTATTCATTAATCAGCCTCTAGGTTTAATGATTCTACATATGAACGTTGACCTTTGCCAAGCATCCATGGTTTTACTGGAAGATCTTTCATCCAGTCATCAATAGTCGGAATTTGACCAGCGCAGTCTTCCTTCACGTGGTCCTCAGCGATATCACGAACCGAGATAACTTTACCATCAGAATTAGTCAATGTTACACCAAAGAGTTGTTCTGCAAGGAAGATGCCGAATGAATTATGTAGGATTGCTCGATGATAGAAGTTAGCCGTTGCAGCTTTCGTCGAGTCGAACCAGTTGTGTATATGCATATAGTCTTCGATGGTTCCGCCGTAGCGCTTCACTGAGTTCTTTGCGTGAATATATGGTTTCAATGTGTCAACTCCGGAATGAGTGGAGTATCATTGTGCTCGCGTTCGTACTTGTCAATAAGGTGTCGTAGTTTCCAACCCAATACTGGTCTGTCGCGTTCGAAAGAGTATAAGATTTCGTATCGATCTTTTACGACCATATACATGTTTCGAATCAAACCTGGAAATGCGTATGCAATTAGGTGAGCCTCTGCTCGACCTTCGTACGAAGACCTATCGTAAAGTTCTTTAGAGGAATAGATGAGTACTTTCACATTACCATCCTTCTTCGGAACGATTGATTTCTTCTTGTGTAAATTGTCCACCCATTCGATCTGGGTTCAATTGCCATCCCATATCGATATTTGCTTTGCGCAACCGTTCAATTTCATCCACAGCACGAGACAGAAGTATGTATAGTTCAGCACCATCCATATGATTACGAGTGCAGTGTTCGATATCATCAACTATATCTGCTAGATCTTGTAGGATATCTGGCATCTTTGTTCCTTTTTTCGCCTTATAAAATAAGTATAAACTATACAGAACACAATGTCAACATATATTTTGGTCCTAGCGGTTGGTAACGATCCAACTCTACTGAGTCCACAGCTCAGCGTGCTACCTTTATCACTACACTAGGATGGTGCCCTCCGGGTGAATTGAACACCCCGTCATCGGCTTCGAAGGCCTAGTCCGTCCCAGCGGGGAGGGCAGTATTTGGTGCTCCTGGAATGAGTCGAACA